AGAAACATTTACAAACAAGACACTGACTTCACCAAAGATTAACGAAGATGTAGCAATTACAGCAACATCAACAGAAATTAACTATACAGATGGTGTAACATCAGCAATTCAAACACAGTTGAATGCTAAGGCTGCTTCTTCAGATCTTACAACTCACACAGGTGCAACAGAAGCACACGGTGCAACGGGTGCAGTTGTTGGTACAACAAATACACAGACACTTACAAACAAGACACTTACAAGTCCAACACTTACAACTCCAGACCTTGGCGTTGCAACTGCTACATCTGTAAATGGAACAACTATTCCAAATACAAAGACTCTTGTTGTAACAACAGATAAGTTAAACGTACTTGCAGCAACATCTTCATCAGAACTTGCTGGAATTATTTCAGACGAAACTGGTACTGGAGCGCTTGTTTTTGCTAATACACCAACACTTGTAACACCAAACATTGGTGCAGCAACTGGTACATCTTTGGTTCTTTCAGGGGACCTAACAGTTAACGGTACAACAACTACAATTAACTCAACAGAAATTACAGTTGATGATAAGAACCTTACACTTGGTTCAGTCGCAACTCCAACAGATGCAGGCGCTGACGGTGGTGGTCTTACTCTTAAGGGTACATCAGATAAGACTTTCTCATGGTTAGATGCAACTGATTCATGGACATCTTCTGAACATATTGATCTTGCTTCTGGCAAGGTATTAAAGATTAATGGAACTCAGGTTCTATCAGCAACAGAGTACACAGGAAATGCTGCAACAGTAACAAATGGTATTACTACAGCAAGCAAGATTTCAGCACTGGCTGCAACATCTTCTTCAGAACTTGCAGGAGTTATCTCAGATGAAACAGGAACTGGTGCTCTAGTATTTGCTAACACACCAACTCTTGTTACTCCAGTACTTGGCGCAGCAACAGCAACAAGCATCGCTTTTGCAGACGCACTTGTTGGTTCTGCTCTAGCAACTGCTGGAACTTCAGCAACAACAATTGATACATGGTCAGCAACAACATACTCAAGCGCTAAGTACATCGTTCAGATGAAACTTGGAAACGATATTGAGGTTCTTGAAGTCCTAGTAACAGTTGATGGAAATAACAACGTTTATCTAACAGAGTACGCAGATGTAATTAGTAACACACAACTTGGAACAACAAACGCTGTATATAGCAGCGGAAACGTTCTTTTACAAGTTACTGGTGCATCAGCAGATACCGCTGTTAAGGTAAGCAAGACCTACATTGAAGCATAATTAGAGACGGGAGTCAACTGTGACAGCATCAACAACAACTAATAGAGACTTTAAGGTAAAGCATGGGCTATCAGTAGCCGAAGGCGGTACTTTTGGATCACCAGTCACAGTTGGCACCCCAACTGAAAATACACATGCTACTACTAAACTTTATGTAGATAGCAAGCCACTTTTAGTTGCAACTGCATCAGCATCACCCGCAGGTGCTTCAAATGGACAACTATATGTTGATACAATAGAAAATAGACTTGCCTTTTATTATAATGGGCAATGGAATACACTTGCACTACTAAATGACACAATTGAAGTAGCACAACACATCCACGATACATCAATTGGTGGAACTGGGCTGATTGTTTCAACATTTAAAGATGCAGGGTTTTACAATGAAGCAGGCGCTGAAGAAGATGCTGGCTTCTATAACACAAATAGTTGGTCTGTCACATATGATGGCGGAATAGCAACAGAAGTATTTAACTAATACTCTGATATAATATGAACATAGACCCCTGGAGGAGTAAATAATGGCAACAAGAATGCAACAGCGTAGAGGTACCGCAGCACAGTGGATATCTTCTAATGGTGGTGACGGTCCAATCCTAAATGCTGGAGAAATCGGCTGGGAGTCAGACACAAACAAGTTTAAGATTGGTGATGGAGTAACTTATTGGGATGACCTTAAGTATTTCGTAGACGCAGAAGATGTTATTGCAGCATCTCTTGGTGGATATGTAGAAAACTCAGATATTGGAGCAATCTCTGGTGTAGCAGGACTTGATGCAAGCAAGAACCTAGTGGTTCCTGGAACATCTATTATTATTGAGGGTGCTACAGCAGATGCATATGAGACAACATTGACTGTTGTAGATCCAACTGCTGCTCGTACTATTACTTTCCCAAATGCAACTGGAACAGTTCAACTTAGAGTTACAGATGTTGATGATACAGAAATTGGATACCTAAATGGTGTTACATCAGCAATCCAAACTCAAATGGACCTTAAGGCTCCTCTTGCAGCACCAGCACTTACTGGAGATGCAACAGCAGTTAACCTAACAATATCTGGAAATCTAACTGTAAATGGCACTACAACAAACATTAACTCAACTAATTTAGTTGTTGAAGATAAGAACATTGTTCTTGCTGATGTTGAAACACCAACAGATACAACTGCTAATGGTGGCGGTATCACATTAAAGGGTGCAACAGACAAGACTTTTAACTGGTTAGATGCTACAGATGCTTGGACTTCATCAGAACATATTAATCTTGCTTCTGGCAAGTCATACTACCTAAACGGTGGATTACTTAAGGATGCAACAGAGACATTTACAAACAAGACAATTGATGGAGCAAGCAATACACTCACAGTTCGTCTTGCAAATGATATTTCTGGACTTGGTACAGGCGTAGCAACATTCCTTGCAACTCCTTCTTCTGCTAACTTTGCTTCAATGATTTCAGATGAAATCGGAACTGGTAACGTATTGCTTTCTGATATGGCAACAAGTGCACAATCAGGATCTTATACTCTTGTCCTTGCAGACAAAGCAAAGGTTGTTGAAATGTCTGTTGGATCAGCAAACAACTTAACTGTTCCACTAAATGCAACAGTTGCCTTCCCAGTAGGAACACAGATTCATATTGTTCAAACTGGTTCAGGACAAACAACTGTAGTAGCAACAGGTGGTGTTACAATTAACACAGCAACAACTCTAAAGTTAAGAGCACAATGGTCTGCAGCAACACTAATCAAGCGAGCAGAAAATACTTGGGTTCTCGTAGGAGATCTTGCAACATCATAATAGAACTTTATAATTAATAAAGTACTCAACCTAAACTTAAGGTTGATAAGTTAAAAACTCCGCATAAAACGGAGTTTTTTTCTTTGTAAATTTATGATATACTTAAGACCACTTTGGAAAACTCAAAGTACTCTATTAAATCTTAGAAAGGTTTTTAAATGTCAGAAGTTTTTTCGTTTCGTCTATCAGAAGAGTTTGTAAATAAATATAATAATGTTCCAGCCCCATTTGGATTTTCAGATGCTGGATCTAACTCATTAGGAGAGATTACATTTATTCGTACATATTCTCGTGTTAAAGAAGACGGAACAAAAGAACGCTGGCATGAGGTATGTCGCCGTGTAATTGAGGGTATGTATTCAGTCCAGAAGAATCATGCTAAAGATAATCGTCTACCATGGAATGATAATAAGGCACAGAAATCAGCACAGGAAGCATTCCAAAGAATGTTTGAATTAAAGTGGACACCACCAGGTCGTGGCCTATGGGCATTTGGAACTCCTATGACTATGGAAAAGCGTAACTCAGCATCACTTCAAAACTGTGCAATGGTTTCAACAAGAGATATTGACCGTAATGATCCTGGCGCTTTATTTGCTTGGGTAATGGATGCATTAATGCTGGGTATTGGAGTTGGGTTTGATACCCTTGGACAAGACAAACAAATGTCTATCTATGCTCCTACTGAGCCAGCATCTATTTATGAAATTCCAGATACTCGTGAAGGTTGGGTTGAATCAGTTCGTCTTTTGGTCAATTCTTTTCTTCGTCAAAACCAACCTATTCAAGAGTTTAACTATGACCTCATCCGTCCTCTAGGAGCCCCAATTAAGGGCTTTGGAGGCGTTGCAAGCGGTCCAGCACCACTTATTGATCTCCATACACGTATTAGAAATGTAATCGGCTCTAGGGCTGGAGAACTACTAGATAGCCGTGCTATTGTAGACATTGTTAATCTTATTGGTACATGTGTAGTATCAGGAAATGTTCGTCGTTCTGCTACTCTTGCACTTGGAACACCAGAAGATGATGGTTTTATTAATCTTAAAAATCCAGAAGTATTCCCAGATCGTAACTCATATGATCCAGAAAAACCAGGGTGGGCTTGGATGTCAAACAATTCTATTTCAGCAACAGTTGGAACAAAATATGAAGACTATGTAGATTTAATTGCAGACAATGGAGAGCCAGGTTTTATTTGGCTAGATGTTGCCAGAGATTACGGTAGACTAAAAGATGCACCAGACTATAAGGATTCCCGAATCATGGGGTTCAATCCTTGTGCGGAGCAGCCATTAGAATCATACGAACTTTGTACACTTGTAGAAGTGCACTTAAACCGTCATGACTCTAAGGAGGACTTCCTAAAGACATTGAAGTTTGCATATCTTTATGGAAAGACTGTAACATTGATGCCAACACACTGGCAACAGACAAACGGTATCATGCAACGTAATCGCCGTATTGGAACATCACTTACTGGTATTGCTTCTTTTGCTGATAATAGCGGACTTCCAGCATTGCGTGAGTGGATGGATCAAGGCTATGAAAAGATTCGTCATTATGACCATAAGTATTCTGAATGGCTATGTGTTCGTGAATCAGTTCGTGTAACTACCGTAAAACCTTCAGGATCTGTATCACTTCTTTCTGGAGCAACTCCTGGAGTTCACTGGGGTCCTGGAGGAGAATTCTATCTTCGTGCTATTCGTTTTGGAAATACAGATCCAATGCTTCATCTTTTCAAAGCAGCGGGGTATAAGATTGAAGATGATCTAGTATCAGCAAATACATCAGTAGTTTATTTCCCAGTAGCATCTGGACACAAACGTGCAGAAAAGCAAGTAAGTTTATTTGAAAAAATTGGTTTGGCAGCAACTGCTCAAAAGTACTGGTCAGATAATGGTGTTTCTGTAACGCTATCATTTGACAAGGAAACAGAAAAGCAGTTTGTGGCTCCAGCATTAAATATGTATGAGGGACAACTAAAGGCTGTTTCATTCTTGCCAATGGGTAATAAGACTTATCCACAACAACCGTATAGTGAGATTTCAAGAGAAGAATATAATGCCTATGTTGGAACAATTGGAAAGATTGATTGGTCTGCAATTTATGACGGTAAAGATAACTTAGATGCTGAGTCTGAGAAATACTGTTCAACTGATGCATGTGAGATTAAATTATATTAAGGCGTATCCTGCTATAATAAGGGTATAGGAGAATAATGTCTAGCCCATCAAACTTATATGCAGAAAAGGTGTTCAGTGAGCACCCAATGGCTCTCTGGGCGCTAGATGATAAACTTGACTATGTTAGCCTTATTTCAGAGGCTCAAAGAAACATACTCGCACTTTGGGAAGAAACAGGCTGTACTTTTTCTGCAGGTACTGGGTTAACTGGAGAACCATTTCCAGATAGTTACACTACAAAAGTTAGTTGTGATATCCCAGTTGGAGTTACGAATGAGGCTATCTTAAAAAGCCCAGAAATAATGAACTTTCAAGATTTAGACTTAGGGCTTGGAACATTTTGTATTGGAACACATTTTTATTCTGGAAGTGTTTATTTAGAATCAGTATCTATAGGTTATGAATATACAGACACCACAACTTCACAGGTTGTGCAAAATCTAAAAACATTTAATACATCAATATCAAACCAGTGGGCCTTCATATCTGAAACATTTGAAATTCCAAATGAAAGCACAAACTTTAAGATAGTTATAAAAGTTGTCACAAATACTGGTGGAGACAATATAAACGATTATGAATTTTATTTTAATGGAATATCTTTAGGACAATGGTCTGAAGAGTTTAACGTAGTTTCTTTAGGTGTATCCCCAGAAGCCTTTCCAGCAGAAATTGAACTAATAACAACTAGCACTGTAGTTCCAGCACCAGCATACGGAATATCTTCTGATACTGGATACTATCTTGTTAATGATAATTCTTTGGTAGCAAAAAATACTGGAATTCCTTTAGTCTTTGGTGCATCAAATGTTACAAGACTATCACCTAATATAAGTGGAGATCCTTCCTTTATATTTCCTGGTAAAGGTTTCTTACATGAAAATGGAAGACATAATGATTACACTGTAGAGTTTTGGGCAAGAATAAACTCAGACTCTAATGAGCCTAAAAGAATTTTTGGACCAATAGCAAGTGAAGATGGGCTTTACGTAGAAGGTGGATTCTTAACTCTTTTAATTGGAGGGAAATTTAGTTCTCATTTTGTGGGGGAATGGTTTAGACCAATGCTAGTTCACATAAGATTAATTGCTGACAATGCGACTGTATTAATTAATGGAGAACAAGTAATCTCGTTAGATTTTATAACATCAAGCATACTTTTACCAGAAATAACTGGAGAAGACTGGCTTGGATTTTATGCTTATAGTAACGTAAGCCCAATAGAAATTGACTGTGTAGCAATATACTCTTACCAAGTAGCAAATGTTGTAGCAAAAAGAAGATATGTTTATGGGCAGGGTGTAGGCTCATCAGAAAATATTGATTCTGCATATAGTGGCACGTCTGCTTTTATAGATTACTCTTTTGCAGACTACACAGCAAATTATAACTACCCAGATTTTGCACAGTGGCAACAAGGAACATTTGACAATTTATCAACAACTGCAACAGCGCTAACAACACCTCAGTATTCGCTGCCAACAATTTTTACTGGAACAAAAACATTACAAGAACTTTATGATGATTCAGATGCCTTGTATCAAAACCTTGCCAGCGGAGACCTAGGTACAGATGCCCACTTTATATCCTTAAATCCAGACTCAAATTGGAACAACGATGGTGCATATATTAACTTTGGAAACTTTAATATTTTAAATTCACAGGTTTCATCTTTGTATGGAGTTTTTCAGGTAAACAACCAGGGTAGCGGAACAGATGAAGAAGAGCAAGTGTTATTTAAGGTATATAATCAAAGCACTGGAAACTACTTTTCTATTAATGTGGATGGGCTAGAGGTTGTATACTCTTTATATTATTCAGGAATATCTCAAGAGATATATCGTACAGATAATTTTGAGGTTGAAGAACTTTTTGCTGCTGGATTTAACATTCAAACACTTGTAAATACTTTTGGTGGAAATCTTGCAACATTCTTTGGAAATCAAAACTCTTTAAGTCTTTATGTTGGCGGAGACAATTCTGGATCTAAAACCTTTAAAGGCTATATATTTTCTATTGGATTTTCAACAGAATTAAACTCAAACTCAATATCTAATTATTTTAATGATAGTGGAATTGCGGTTATGGATACATATACTGGTAGTGGAGTTGAGTCATCTGAGAATGCTCTGGCATTATTAGCACATACAGCAAGTTATACTCTATTACCAACATATTCCTATGGTAGTTTGTTTTTAGATATTGGTGTTTCTGGATATTGGGAAGACTATATGCCACTTTCTTATTTTGGTCAATATGTTCAGAATGATGTTGGAAATTCTTTTTACGATTTGGATTTTTTACAGTTTAATATTGGCTATCCATCACCATCAAGCCTGCTTGAGTCAGAGACAACTGGATCCTGGACATATGAAGAACTTTCTAGTTCTTATTCATTGCCAACACAAAGAACTTATCAACAATTAGATAACTCATTGCTTACTGGTTGGAATAATTATCAAGATCTTAAAGAAAAAGCCTTAAAATATTATGAGTATAATACTGAAAGTTCAGCAATTAGAAATTATGTCACTTTCCAATATATTGCTGATGGAGCAAACCTATCACAAGACAACTTTACAACAACTGTTCCTGCAAAAGAAAATGCTATAGTCGATGTTTCAGACTATTCTTCTTGGGCAACTACAAAGTTTGAGGTTGTTGATAATACAATAATCTACCCAAGAAAAGATATTGATTTTAATAGCCTTGCTATTGTTTATCACCTTGATTTTAATATTCGTGGAATACTAACAAAGCCAATGCTATTAAGAAAACTTGAAATTGCATCACAAGCATTAAATGATAACTCGTTTAATCCAGTTGGAACAAGATTTGGAACAGATCTATTCCCATATAAGCGTTCTGGACTATACTACGACTATAAGTCAAAGAATCCATTTAGTATTTATAAGGGAAGCACTCCATATTTATATATGAATAGAACATCTGGCATACAGGTTCGTGGAGATTTTGATTCAAATTTTGACCGTGGAATTTCAATGCCAATTAATCAGTCTCTTGCAGAAAACTATAGGGTAAGTGCAATGCAGTCTTGGATTAGATATGATCAGGAGTCTTTTACGGCAACGCCAATTCCTTTGTTTGAGATAAGACATAAGTCAGATAGCATTGTTTTCTTTGTTGTGGCCAATGATGAACTTGGTCAGCGTGGCAGGGTTTATGCTAAAAATAAATCAGATAACTCAGACTTCCAGGGAATATCATATTACATTAATGGAACACTTGTAAGAGAACCAGTACTGACAATTAAAGAGTGGTCTGCTCTTGGAGTTAACTTTGGAGAAGCAGTAAACTTTGACCTATTCATAGGATCAATTAATTTAAATAGTCCAGCATTATTTAATAATGTTGCATATTACCAGGCCAACAATCTTCAGCAGTTACAGTCTAAAATTAACAGACCATGGCTCAAGGTCAAGCAAGAGGGAATTACGGCAAGGAATTGGTCTTTCTGGTTAAATAACTATACCTGGGAAGGTGTTTTAGTTATATCTGCTTCAGCCTTGTACGGAGTTAACGCTCAAGACGTATATAAAACCTACATTGGTACTAATAAGATTATCATTGATGATGAAGAAGGAATGATTTTTGATGCAGATAAGATGAAAATATATAATGACACCACATGGTCAATATCCGTAGGCTCACCAGTCTAATCTGGTATACTTATGGTTATGGATTCTTTAATTAACCCAAAAACTGGCAAGCCAATTGTTGAAAATGTACGCCGTAAGGTCATTGATAAGCATTATGACTGGGGTCTATACGTGTATAAGAAGGCAAATGGAAAATGGTTTACTGACGGAACTGGTTCTGTACTAAATATTCCTGCTCAAAAAGGTGACATATCAAAGATCGCAGAACTTAAAAGGGCTGCAATATTTAATGGTGACGATGGAGATGGAACAGCACACTTTGTTCCTGGACTAACTAGAGTATCTGAAGAAGAATATTCAGAACAAAAAGATAGAATGATCCAAGGTTTAATTCCAAATGTTAACGACTTGGGCGCAATTGCAGATGCACAGAAAACATTAAAAACACACGGAAGGGATGCGTACGAAAGTGACTGATGATGATGATAACTTCCAGTATGTTAGAGCAAGTTTAAATACTCAAGAGCAAGAAGAAA